CGAAGGGTCTCTCTCCCGTCCGATCAAGCATTCTGCTCCCCAATACACCGCACCACATGAACAGTAACGCCATCTGCGAGAGCCGCTAATGCCCTTCTCCATTGAACAACGCGGATTCGACGACCAGGGCCTCCGCCTCCGGCTGATCGCCAACGGCCTCGATTATCCCGACACGCTTCTCAACCAACTCGCCTCCGACCTCGCGCAAATGTGGCAGGACAACATCGACGCGGGTCCGAACGATCGGTGGGAAGCCGGTCCATCGTATCGCGCGCAAGCCCTTGGCGGTGCCACGCTCGTCGATAGCGGACGCATGAAAGCCTCCATCACTGGACGACAAAGCGGGCCGCGGGAAATTACCATCGGCAGCGATCTCACCGTCGGTGCTGGTTGGAACCTGCTCGCCATCCACGAATTCGGCGCGGATGTGCGTGCCAGCGCGGCCGACTGGCTCACATTCTCTTATCCGCTCGGATCATACACGCCGGCTCGCCCGATCTCCGATCCGGGTTGGGCAAAGAAAAAGCAAGTCCGCATCCCCCGTCGGCCCACTGCCCCATTCGATTGGGATCGCGGCGAGCTGACTCCCGAAGCCGACACCCTCGTCCAATCCCGTATCGACGAATACTTCGCTGAGGTCTCAGGGAGACAATCATGAGCAACTATCTCGTCGATATTGAGGATGCCATGATCGCGAAGATCAGCTCCGCGACCCGCCCGGATGACAACTCCCGCCCGTTCTTTAATCGCGTCGACGTCTTTCGCGGCGAAAAGGCCGAGGTGTTCCTCGCCGTGGCCCGTGAGACCGCGCCATCCGCCTGGGTTCGGCTCGACCGCATGCTCAACAAATCCGAGGAGTTCCGCGGCGCCCGCTCGCTCGGCCAGCCCGTCACCCAGGGCACGCTGCGCAACGAGTTGAATTGCGTCTGGTCGCTCTTCCTCTGCGCCCGTTCGTCACGCGCCACCAAGGAACTTTCCCACGGCGGCCCCGGGGTCATCGGTGCGTACGATATGATCAACCTCGTCGTCGGCCCGACAGGTTCCCCTCCCGTCACCGCCGGCCAGCTGCGTGGCTGGTCTCCCATCGCGCAAGCTGAACCTTTCATTTTCGTCGGTCTGGAATTGCTCGGCCAGACCACGACCGAAACCGTCTACGAAGTCCAACTGAGAACCCGAGTGCAACTCTAGGAGAATCATCCATGGCCAATCTCGCAATCCGCAATCGTCTCACCGTCGGCAACGTCTGGCAGGGCGGCGCAGTCGCGCTGTTCAATCCCAACTACACCGGCGTCCTGCTTGACCTGGGCAATGTCACCGATTCCGCGTTCGACCAGGAATTGGAGGCGACCGATTTCCGCACCGCCCGCGCCACCGGCACACTCATCACCGAGGCCCGCCCGATCAAACGCCTCGAACTCCCCATCACCATCAAGGTCAACTCGCCAGACCCGGCCGCGCTCGACCTTGCCTTGTTCGGCACCGGCCAAACCGCGTTCACTCAGGCGTCGGCCACCGGCTCGACCCAGAACATCACCGTCGCCGCCCTCAACATGTGGCATAAAATCGCCGGCTTCGAAATCGCCAATGTCGTCGTAAAAAAAGCCAGCACCACCGCCACCTTCGGCACCGATTACGATCTCGATACCGAACTCGGTGCGGTCAAGCCCCTCAGCGGCGGCATGTTCTCCGTCTCGGATGTGATGGCGTTGACCTTCGACCTCACATCGATCTCCACCGTCGAAAGCAAACTCGAAACGTATGTCGGCTTCACCTACGGCGAGTTCTACCTCTATATGGTGCTCCCGCCGAACGAAGGTCGCACGGCCGAACAGGTCTGGCTCCGTCACATGGCCAAATCCAGGTTGGAACCCGCCGGCAAACCGGGCTTTTCACCCGACAAACCGATGGAATGGGATTACAAGATCACCCCCATCCCCAGCGGCGACGCTACCTACCCGTTCGGCTACCTGCGCCAGATCAAGTGACTAAGGACTCCTCCTTGCGCACCCCCTCTCCCCTTGAGGGAGAGGGTCAGGGTGAGGGGGACAACAAACCATGACTGATACTCAACCCACCGCCACACCGCGTCTCCGCGACCCGCTCGAGGTCGTTTACGAGGACGGCCGCCGCGAATCCATCATCGTCAAGCGCCTCTCGAATACCGACATGATGAAATGGGTCGACCTCGGCTTCGACAAACAATTCCTCGTCCTTCGTTCCGTCGAGCGAGCCGGTGCAGTGTCCGCTGTCCCCGCGGAATCCGTCGGTCAACCCTGGTTCGACTCCCTCACCCAGGAATCCGCCTTCGCCGTGGTCGAGCGCGCCCTCGCGCTCAACCATTCTCCCATCGAAAAAAAAGTCATGGCCGCGGTCCTGGGGAACCTCCAATCATGGTTGTCGCCGATGCCACCGAGTTCCTCCGACACCGCGGCCACTGTGTCGACGAGCTAACGGACTATGAACTCCAGGATGCCTTCGAAGCCGCATTCAAAAACTGGCAGCACGAGTTGGTCGAGCAGGCCTTCTACAATGGCCTGCCACTCGTCGGCAATGTCCGCGCCTGGAAAAAGTACTGCGACGAACTCCATAAGGCCATCGAAGGCCGGACGAACACGAATACGGCCGAACGCTTTCTCGGCAGCTTTCTCCGACAAGGCGTGCCGGTCTCATCCTGACCGACGGCACTCCCAACAACTGGACCATCATGCCCGGCAATAACATCGCCGAAATCGTTCTCCGCGTCACCACCGAGGGCACGCAAAACGCCCAGGTGATGGCGAGTCAACTGAATCAGGTCGATCAGGCCGCGCGTCAGCTCAGTGCGTCCACGCTATCCGCCACAACCGCGCAACGAAATTGCACCGCAGAAGTAGGCCGCACGCATTCGCAACTGGCCCGTCTGCTGCAGGATTGGTGCGACCTCGAACGACAGGTGGACCATTTCTCGGCCACAACGCTGGGAAACTTCTCCACAACGTCGGCCCGCGCACTAACGGAATGGATCGAAGGATCGGGCCGCGCCCGCGAAGCCTTCCGCGGGTTCGCCACGCAGGTCATACAAGGCCTGATCCAGATGATCATTCAACAGGGCATCGCTCATGCGCTCGGCATGGCGCAAGCCCGTGAAGCCGGCGCGACGCAGGTGGCGACGAACGCGCAGATCACCGCCAGTGCCGCACCCGCTGCCGCTACCCAAGCCGACGCCACGTTCGGCGCAAACTCCGCCGGCGTCCTCGCGGTTGTTGCCGTCATCGCCGCCGCCATCGGCATCCTGGCCGCCACACGCCACGCCGCTGGCGGCGCGATCCGTGGACCGGGCTCCGAAACCAGCGATTCAATCCCTGCCTGGCTGTCGCACAACGAATACGTCCATACTGCCGCAGCCCATAGGTATTACGGCACCGCTGCAATGGACGCGATCAACACTCGCAGCATCCCGCGAGATGCGATACACGCCGCGATGAACTCACGGAGCTTTGCAACGGGTGGCGTTGTCGCGTTGCCAGCATTCGCCACCGGCGGATTTGTTGCCACTGCAGGTGTTTCGCCCGTGGACGTTTCCGTCGGCGGACCAATGGTCGTCCTGGCGCTCACCAACGAAGACCGCAACAAACTGATGGCCACCAGCGAAGTGCAGAAGGCGATGTTCGATCACCTGGCGAAGAACGCCGTGCGGAATTCGCGGCTCGTAACGCGGAATGCCGGCCACAGGAGCGAGGCATGATCGACGGCCTGACCATTCTCCCCTTCCGCGCTAACTGGCTCGGCGGCATAACGCTCCGCTCCACGTTTACGACCAGTCAGCAGATCGAATCCTGCGCCGGCTCGATGACGCGGTCGAGTGGACGAGACTACGGCCAGCGACAACTAAAGTTCACGCTGTTGCCCGACCTGGATCTTCGCCGGCAATGGGACGCGTTCCGCGAGGTGAACCCGCCAGGGAGACTCCTGGGCATTCCATTATGGACCGAACAGGGCATCACACTGACAACAAACGCCGCCAGCGGTGCCACGACGCTGCAAGTGTCGAGCACGGCAAACATTGACTGGCGGGGCGAAGGCGTGCTCGTGAGCGCGTTCCCATCAGGGACTCCGCGGGCATTGACGGCCGAAGGATTTGAAATCTCCTCGATCAGCGGGAACACGATCACAATCCCTTCCCCCGGCCTATCCAACCCGTTCAATGCGGGCGATGAAGTGATGCCGTTGATGCGTGGCCGTCAGATCGCCGACTACACCGACGATGTGGTTTCGCCGGAGATCTCCGAGATCACCCTTGCGTTCGATGAAGTACTCGATTTCATGGGCACCGTGGCATTCACGTCCGCGCCGACGTACCCCACCTACCTCGGGCTGCCGGTGCTGCCGCTGATTGCCGAATGGTCACAGTCGCCGAAAATAGCCATCTCTCAGGGCACCCATTTCACCGCGCGCGGAGTAAACTCCGAGGCACTGGCCACCCTGCAAACCTACGTTCGCCAGCGCATCTCGCATCGCGTCGGGATGGACGGACGCGCCGACCGGGCGTTGCTGTGGCAATTCTTCCACGACCGACGCGGACGTCTTTCTCGGTTCTGGCTGCCGGCGCTGAAGGATGAGCTAAAACTCTCCGCCGATGTTTCTTCCACCGACACAACGCTCCCGCTCCTCAATTATTCACAGTTCGCCTCGCGGTTCAGCCTCGGCGGCGATCTGCGTCGCGCCATCTTCATCACGGACGGCTTCAATTACTGGATCCGCCAGGTGATCAATCTCAGCGGTGGCACCAACCGCGTCACCATCGATTCGGCTGTAGCGTCGGCTCTCCGAGCCGATTCGACACAGATCGGTCTACTGACCCTCGTCCAGTTCACCACGGACGACATCGTGATGGAATGCCAGGCCCCGGTCGTCGCGACCACACAGCTAAGCTTCACCGAGCTGGAAAAGGAATACGCCGAAGTGATCGATGCGGAATCCGGCGACGCTGCCGGCGCGCGCATCGGGCAGGAGCTTGTCAGCGCATGAGAATTGTCCCTATCGCATGGGCCAATCTTGAGACGGCCAGAGAGCGCCAAGTGGCGCTCCTCTTTCACGTCTGGGTACGGCGCGATACGAACGGCTCGACGGCCGGGCGCGTGACGCCGCCAAGCGGTTGGGGATCGTGGACATATTCGGTCGGCTTCCAAGGGAACGTGAATCTCACCGATGTCGCCAACTACGCACAGGATTGGTCCGCGCCGAACACGCCGACGACGCGCACCTACGTGCCAGCCGCGATTGAGTTCGACCCAAGCCAGGTGTTCCGCAACGAGAGCACCGCGCTCGATCCGCACGACATCACCTTGACGGTTGACCCGCAGTTGGAACCGTTTGCCGATTACGTGAACCGCTCCTGGCCGCTGACGTTCGGAATCACAATCTACAAAGTGCATCGCAACAGCAATGCCATCGCGACAGTGGATGACGGCCATGGCAACCAGATTCCCGTCGTCGACGTCCTCTTCGTCGGCTATCTCCACGCCGATGACACCTTGGAACTCAACAGCGCCGGGCTGGAGTTATCCATCGATCCCGGGTCAGGCGGCGGGAACGCGAAAGCGAAACTGACAACGCAGTGGGACCACATCACGAAGGCGCTCGACCGTCTCGTGCCGCGTCCCGTGTTTTCGGCCGATTGCCCGAAGTCGCTGTTCTCGACCGGCAACGGCGCGGCGGTGGATTGCAACGCCGATATGCCGCACGTGCTGGTGACGGGCACCGTGACGCAAATGAACGGGATCGTGATCAGCGCATTGGAATGGGGTTCGGCGGCGAACTCGGCGTTTGCGCAGGGCCTGGTGCAATACATGGCGACCGATCCCGTGAGCGGACTCGATTTCACCTTCACGCTCAACGTCAATGCCTCCGCGCAACGCACGACCGGCAGCGTCACCCTCGGCGATCTGTATTTGGAGATGTTCCCGCAGTTGATGACGAACGGGACGCTGGTGCAGGCGTTCCTCGGGTGCGATCGGACGCGCAGCACGTGCGAGAGCGTGCACATCCCCGCCGGGTCGCAACCGGCCCCGACCGGCACGTTCACGCCGGGGACACTGCGCATCTCGCTGCAGTTGATCGAGACGTTCCTCGGATCGAGCGGTCAGAATCCGGTGACGGCGTACGTGTTCATCACCGCCACGCAGGTGTGGATCATCTACGGTCGCAACAACTCGAACCAGATCGGCAACATCTACTTCGGCTCGGGCACGGGCAACCCGTGGAATCCGACGTGGGTGGCCCTGGCCTCGCGCATCATCACCAGCCCGGTATACACGCTTGCCAGCGCCACGCCCGCGCTCGTCGGTCCGCCCGCCCAGACCGGCTACCACATCACCCTCGAAAACAACGGGCCCAACACCTTCATCAGCCAGCAGCCCGTTGCCAACAACGGCTACGTGACCATCATCAAATGCCCCGGCGGCTCGCCCGCCACATTCGATTTCACCATCGCCTGGGTCGCCAGTACCGGCACGCCGCAGAACCTCGGCAACCTCGAAAACTTCGGCGGGACCGACATCCCGATCGAGCACCCCAGCCTGGAGACGACATCGTGAGCGACCGTCTTCCCTACTTCCGAACGCCTGAGCGCGTCGAGGCGCTGACGCGTCAGTTGCGGCAATGGGCCGGGACGCGATGGGCACACGCCGGCACCCGACCCAACCAGATGCGCTGCGGCGTCACCGGCGATTGCCTGTTCTGGGTGCACGCCTTCAAAGCGATCGGCGCGCTGTCCGCGCACCTCACAATCCCCGATTACCGCAAGATGGAAGCCGCGGGAGATCAGATGCAGATGTTGCGCGAATGCATCGCGGCCACGGGCATGGCAGAGTTGGTGGACGGGGACGTCCACATCGGCGACGTGTTGCTCTTCAAAAACGGCATGAGCGGCGCCCACTGCGGTATCGTTGTCCGAACTTCCCCAACTCACTTTTTTCACGTGAGCAAAAACGGAGCACTGGAAGAGCCGCTCCTCCAGAACCATTGGCTCGATTGTCTCGCGTTCGTTTATCGACTTATCGAAACCGAGTTGTGCGTGGAAAGTTCAGGTGTTGGCCGATGAGCCTTCTCGCCCCTCCAACGCCTCCCGCAAACGCGTCCCGCCGCCTGTCGAATTCGGCGCGGATCGCTTCGAATGTGCTCGGCACGCCCTGGCCGACACTGTGGGGCACACGCGATCTATCCGGGACGCTCATCGCGTGGACGAACCACCACTACAACAACGGCGGCTCGTCGGGCAAAGGCGGTGGACAGGTCTCGGCGGGCGAAAAAGATTACCGGACGTTTGCCCTCGGGCTGTGCATCGGCCCGGTCGATTCGATCAATGCGATCTGGTACGACAACCAGCTTATCTGGACCGGCAACGTCACCATCGCCAGCGCGGCGACGACCGCGAACGCAACACAGGGAGTGGGCTCGGTGATCCTCACGGACAACAACAATCGCGGCACGATCTGCTTCTATTTCGGGCTCGACACGCAAACCCAGGACCCGATCCTCGCGCAGTTCATTCCCAACGCGCCGTTGTATCGCGGGATGTGTTACGCGGTGTTCCATGGGGCGCGCACCGGCACGCTCGGGTTCCGCATCGGCAATGCCGACACGCTCTCGCAGATTGCCGTGAACGTGACGCGGATTCCGCCGGCGCCGCCGGGCACGCCGTACACCTCGGCCATCGTGGCCAATCCGGCCAATGTTGCCGCGCAGGCCGGGCTCATTTCCATCAGCGCGAACGTCTCCAGTTTCACCGGCGGCAAGAACCTCCTCTATTCGCTCACGGCCCTCTACGCGTCCGAGTATCCGAGCCCGACCACGCAGATCCCGGTCTCGTGGGCCACCGTCGATGGCGTCGATTCCCCCGGCACGGCATTCGCCACCAGCGGGACGCCGTTCGCAGTCGGTTCATTGGGCCTGATGGTCACATTGACGTGGAACACGAGCCTCGCACCGCTCAAACCCGACACGACCGATCAATGGTCAATCCTCGTCACCTCGCAGTCTGCCGTGTCGAATACCGGCGCCAACGTCGCCTCGATGGTGTATGAGCTCCTGACGTCGACGGTCTCCGGCTTCGCTCTCAACCCGGCGCTCATCGACGCGGTGCAATTCCAGGCGTTCGCTGTCCAGGCCAATTATGCCGGCCTCAACTACGCGACGACCGAGAAGGCCGATGCTCGCAGCCTGATCAAAGACATTCTCGGGAATGTCCAGGGCGCGCTCACGATCTCCAACGGCCGGATCGCACCGCGCCTGATGGGGTACCTGCCCGGCAGCGAATTCGTCATCGGCCTCACCCTCGAAGCTGACGACATCGTCGGTTTCAAGATCCGCCCGGGCGCATGGTACGAACTCCCACAGCACGTGACGGTGAAATACCGCGACTCCGGCCGGCTCTACCGCGACACCATCTGCTCGTTGCCCGGCGCCGGCGATGCGGGCGATGACGAAAAAGCCATCGAGATCGATCTGCCAATGGTCACCGACCTCGCGACCGCCCGCGTCATCGGCCTCCGCCTCAAGGCCCTCGAATCGTTGCCGAAAAAACCCGACACGCTGATCTGCGGCAGGAGCGCGTTCCCGATCCAGTTCGGCGACATCATCGCGCTCAACTATCCCGCGCTTGGGACGCTCCCAGCGTCCTTCGGCTACCAGCCGGGCAATCCGCTCGTGGTGCTGGCCGTCCGCGAGCACGGCGTGGGCGATGAGCGGATCGAACTCGACGTCGCGCCGGATGTGTTCGGCTACCTGCCCGTATCATCCGTTGCCACCGGCAGCGGCGGGACCGGTGTGCCGGTCGGCCCGGCCCAGCCGTATAACACGATCGACGTCCAGGACGCGTTCGAGCTTCCGTTCGATTGGGCCACGGACGGCAACAAGTACTTCTGCGTGTTCGCTGCGCGCACCGATCCCGATGCGCAGGGGTTTACGTTGTGGGCCTCGGACGAATCGCCGCCGGTCGATTACAACGAGGTCGATGCCGATGCGCAGTTTTGCGCCGGCGGAACCATTACCGGCTTTACGGCCCCACGCTACACGATGGACCGTAACGCGACCATCGAGTTTACTGCCGCCAGTCAGGACATCGATGCCTGGCAAAGTGTGTCCGATAACGGTTGGTTCGGGTTCCAATTCCTCGTGCTGCTGGGCGGTGGCGATTCTGCGCTGCTGTTCGCCGCCAAAACACTGAACTTCCTCGGCGCGAATTCGTGGCAGATCGAAGGTTTGTGGGGACCGCTTTCCGACACGCTCGACGGGAGCCAGGGCACCGATATCTGGGTGTTCGCGTTGCAGCCGCCCTACAATGTGCCCGGTCAGCCCGCGTGGGTCAATGGCGCAACCATTTCATTCAAGGGCATCCCCTTTGGCAGCCGGTTGAGCCCCACGCTCTCGGCAGCCACCGCGGCGCAGGTGACGATTGCCTCGCGAGCGGCGCGCCCGCGCATGGCACAGAACCCCGTCGCCAACTGTCTCGCGCCGCGATTCAATCCGACCTACTCCGCCGACATCAACCTCGCGTGGGACCTCTGCAACCGCGGCTTCGGCGTCGGCGCGGAAACCAACCCGTGTGAGTTCGACCCCACCATTGCGAGTGAAGTTGCGCAATGCCAGGTCGATGTTGTCGTGGGCGGCTCGCTGATACGCACCGCAATTGTCGCCGTCCGCGCCGCCACGTCAACCAATGTAGCGTCGACTGTCTCAGCCGATGTCTTCGAAGTCGCCAGCACTTCCGGCCTGCAGCCCGGTGATCGCATCTCGGTGGTCCACGGCGCCGGGGAATGGTTCGGCCGGATCCAGTCGATCTCCGGTTCTCAAATCGCCCTTGTCTCGCCATTATCCATCGTCCCTTCCCCATCGGACGTTGTGAACCGCTACGAATCCGCCGGCTACGTATACACGGCGGCGACGAACCTGTCTGACAACGGCTCGTTGCCGGCTTCCGTGACCTTCAACATCTACCCGTACATGAACGGCCTCCGCGCCCTGAATGCCGCAACCATCACGGTGACAAAACAATGAACACGAATTTCCATACTGTAGCCGCGGGCTTTAGCCCGCGCCGCAGGCTGAACCGAGTCCGCGAGACGCCGCCAGGGCGTGTCCGTGGCGGCAATCCTGCGAATACAAGGGGTCTGGCATGAGCACACTCCCTAACCGCACAGAAGCCGACTCCGCAACTCGACCCGAGTTGCGGAGGAGACGCGGCCACGTCGTATCCCCGGCCGCAAACGCAGTCCGAGGTGATCAATGAGTACTTTGGTAAACGGAACCGAGGACCTGGTCGGTCAAAACCTGACCCCGGCTGCCGCCTACGCGGTCGTCAACACGGCCCTGCAAAAGATTGCCCAGATGCAGGTCTATCCGCAGGACTGCCGGTTCCCCGGCTCGGCGCACATCAACGATATCCGCGACGCAAACGCGATCCCGTTTCAACGCCAGCTCCTTCAGGTCGAGGTCATCGTCAACGGCGATGCGCCCGCAGGCGGCTCGCTCACCGTGCAGCTCTTCTTCGGCGGCGTCGCCCAATCCAACACCGTCAGCGTCACCGCCGGTCAAACCTACAACCTCGCCAACCTCTCCAGCGCGAACATGATCGTCCTCGCCAATCAGGCATGCGCCGTCCAGATCGTGAACCCGGCCGGTGCCAGCGATGTGGTCGTGAAACTTCTCTTCCAATTGGTGATTCCATGAAAAGAAAAGCAAGTCGCCGAGTGCCGAAGTTCCTATGTGCCTGGGTTGTTCTCGTAGGCACGTGGGCACTAATGCACTTCTGCGCTCCTCTGTTCGCTGCCAACGACTACAACTTCAAACTCATCGTCCCGCCAATGACGGGCGACGTGGAACAGGTACAGCTCGACCCGTCGCAATGGTCGGTCACGCTCACGAATTTCCCCAGCGGCGTGCGCCGCGGCGTCCTGGAGTTCATCGGACCCGGTGGCGGCGGCGGCACGAATACGGTCCTGGTGGCCGAGCCCGGCGTGCTCCTGACGCCGCAGGGCGCCGGCACCAACGGGATCGGCGCGGATTTCTCGATGGTTGTCAGCAACCAAATGACCGGCATCACCCTCAACGGCGGGCCCGTCGTCTCCACCGCCGACACGACCGACTTCTATCCCCTCGTCAGCAACCCAGCCGGTTACCTCACGAGCATCGGCGGATTCACCAACGGCAACGTCGTCAGCGGCGGGTACCTGATCAATATCACGCCCGGCGGGGCGAACACTTCCGTCGTGAACGCCGCGAGCGTGACCGCCAACGTCCAGAGCAACAACACGTTCACGGCCACGAACGACTTCACCGGTAAGATATTCCTCAAGGGCAGCGTCGTCGTCAGTAATTCACCAAACATCATTGGGGATGTGAGCGTAACGGGCACGGTCAGCGCGGCCAACCTGTCGGGTGCGCTCTCAGGGACGGATCTCACCGGCATCGGAAGCGTCGCCACCAGTCTCCTGGCGCGTGTCAGCAACAACAGCGGCACAATTGGCGGCGCGGGCAATTATTTGGTCGTGACTTTCGATCCAAACACGGGACTCCCCATCGCTTGGACAACCGCCACGGGACCACCCGTGGGCGCAGCCACAAATGCCGTGACGTATCTTCAAAATGCCAACACGGGCACCGGCTACAACAACGTCAATGGAATCATCTTTACCAACGTCCCATACTTCACGCAGAATCAGAGCACGAACACGGTCGGATTCAGCAACGTGGTTTTTGATACGGTTCAACTCGTCCAGGGCGGAACCAACTTCGTGCTGCACGGCGCCGTGCTTTCGTTCACCAACGCCACCACCCAGGGCGGCACGTTGAATCTGACTGGCAGCGGTACGTTGGTGTTCGGCGGATCGATCAGCAATCTGCTGCCCGGATCCGGCCTGCCCACGTCGTGCTCCTATTCGCACACAGCCGCCGACTCCGGCTCCGGCAGCGGGACCCTCACCATGAACGCCACCGGCGGGGACTTGTATCTCGTCATCACGACCAATGGCACCGGCCAGGCGTTCGTGCTTTCCATGAGTGGGTCGCGCGACTGGACATTCAAGATCGACACGTCGACTGGGGCGACCGAACAAAAGCAGTCAATCCGAACTTACACCCTCGCAGTCCAAGAATACCTGTTGGGCTTGGGCAATCCTGGTTGGTCATACGACTACGGCCCCCCTCATTGTTCAGTGATGTGGAACCTAGGCTTGCCATGGGCCGTCGGTGGCTACAACAGCCAGTCGGAAGCGGCAAATATCATTATCGACCAATTCAATACGTCCGACGCCGACGGGCATCACTGGTATCCCGGCAATGACACGAATTTTCCCGCGATCTGGGTGAAAGCCGGCGGCTATCAGGCCACGACTCCGACTGACGCGGTAATGAACAGCGACTGGATAAACGTCGGGGCGGCAAGCTCGACTAACGGAACCATCAAGGCGGCGTTTAAGATCGGACCGGTTGGCGGCTCGGCCACGTTGCCGCCCGACCCCGGCACCGGCGTCCCGCCCAGGAACGGCTACGGGCTTTTCTGTGCGAGCACGTTCCACAACATCACCGTGGAAAATTGCTACATGCACAATCTCGGCTACACATTCAATACGATCCCGATGGACGCAAATTCCGTTGGCCAGGGGGTCGACAACCGCCTCTCGTCCGCAGGCGTGGAACTCTACGGCAGTGGCAGCGGCGTGACGGTGACCAACTGCCAGTTCACCCATGTGCACACGGGCATCGATCTGGCATGGTTCGCCGACACATCGAACATCGTCGTCGCGGCCAGTTCCTTCCACGACTTCATGGTCTGGGGGATCGACATCGCGGGCATCGCGGGGAACCTGGACTATCTTTCCGTGGTGGGAAACACGTTCTCGGCAATGGGCTGGGCCTACTCCCCACCGAATTGGACGGGCTATAACTACATCCCGGCGACCTGCACGAACTGCTGGGCCGGCGGACCGCACCAGGATCCGATCTTTTTTCGCACG